AGGGCTGACGTCAGCCGGGCATGGGGGGTGGCTGAGGGGCGATTTGGATGGCCCGGTGAGGTGGCGGAAGAGTGCCGGAGAATCGGAGAATGGAGTGTCGGCCGGCAAAATCCGGCAGTCTGGCAAGCGAGAGTGTGGCGAGATAGGCGCCAAGGAACGCGCATGCACTCGCGGAGCTCCTGCGCAGTTCTGCGCGCCAGCTCTGGGCTCCGAAAATCAACACAACACAGCTCGAGCTGGCCCGGGGAGGGTTACCCTCCGTAAAGGTATTCTTAGCGGCCCTCCGCCAGATTTAACTAAACGTTGACACCAGCCTGTTGATTCCGATACGCAACCTGCGTATATTGAAGGCACACCAAACGGAACGGAGCACTCACAGAGTCCCAATGATCACTCAGACCCCGGCGCATGAGATACTGCGCATCGGCACCTACACTCACCTACTCACGGGTGAGACGCTCAACATTCCGACGCTCGCCGAAGTGACGACCTTTACGGATCTCATCACGCGAGACGGTTACTCGCCGAAGACTGACAAAGGTCATGCGCGCAACGTAGCCACAGCCATTCTGTATCTGGCGCCAGCTAAAGCGTCCGGCGCCACTAATCAGTGTGTGGACGCATCGGACGGTTGCATTAACTCATGCTTGTATGGCGCCGGCCGCGGAGGATTTGACCCGGACGTCCCACGCGCCAGAATCAACCGGACGCTTATGCAAAAGTTTTACCGGTTCCAATTCAACGCGCGACTGATCAGCGAGATGGACCGGCACATTGTCAAGTCCGGAGAGCGCGAGATGCGTTGCGCCATGCGTCCTAATGGGACGTCCGATCAGCCGTGGGAAAATACGGTAATCGATGCGGACGGACATACGCTCATGACGCGCTATCCCGATATCCAGTTTTACGATTACACAAAATCAGCCCGGAGAGCGCTCAAACATGCGCGTGGCGAGATGCCAACTAACTACCATCTCACGTTTAGCCGGAGTGAAACGAACGAAGACGACTGCCGGAGAGTGCTTGACGCCGGCGGCAGCATTGCGGTCGTCTTCAAAATCTGTGAGTGCAAGCGCGCTTGCAAGCATGAGATTACGGATGACACGTACACCTATATGGGCCGGCCAGTAATCAACGGAGACCACGACGACCTTAGATTCCTAGACCCGGCCGGTGTGGTTGTTGGACTCAAGGCTAAGGGCCCGGCCAAAAAAGACACGAGCGGGTTTGTGGTTGATATCAGCGCATGCGAACTGGTAAACGAACTGGCCCGGGCCGCGTAGGCCCGGAGAATTCAACACGAGAGAGACAGAGTCCCAACATGGCTATTCCCAACGTTGACCGGACGCGCGTTGAGCGCGCGATTGCGGAGTATGACCGCAAAGGCGTCGAGTACAACTGGAACGTCAATAAGTTCGCGCTCATGTTCAACGGGCGCCCGTACCCTCCGAAGATCATTGTCTCAATGGCCACCGGACTGCCCACGACCGGATTCTCCGGCGGAGACGGATCCTCTGGCGCGAACACGTGGTTACGCAAGCGAGGATTTGAAATTGCGAGCGTACCGAAGGCTAAGCCGGAGGCTAAGTCGTGAACTACCGGGGATTTGAGATCCGGAGAACCGGTCGCGGCCAGTTCACAGCCACCGGCGCCCACGGAATATTTGGGTGGTTTGCCACGCGCGAACTGGCGCAAGCGGCAATCGATGCGTACCTTGACCACCCGGCCTATCCCTACCGGGCCGCAGAGGAGCGCACAGCATAAGTCGAAACGTGTACCGGAGAGTGCACGTCGCGACCGGGTTAGCCTCCGGCGCTTGAATAAGACAGGCTAGAGAGAGTCCCAACTCATGGAATACCCCACCTATCGCACCGGCTATCTTGGCCGCGGTTATACCGTTCACGTGCTCCGGCTAGCCGCCCCGGATCCGTTCTATCGTTCACTATGCCGGCCACGTTGGAGTGGCGGCATTATGACGCTGTCCGGTCCCATTGCACCGGAGGATAAGGCCGGCGAGTTGTCGTTTGTCACGTGCTCGCGCTGTCACGCCGCGTTTGAGAAAACCCCGGTGCTCGCATGAGCGGCCGGCCAGTACAGCTAGTCGAGTACTTGTGTGGCCATGCCACACCGGTGCGCGGCTCCGGAGGGTACACCGCTCGAGCATGCCCGGCGTGCGAGCGCGGCTATCGTGAGCTGACCGGACGCAAGAGCATTGCCGGGCTCAGTGTCGCGCAGATACTTGGCTATCCTCCGCGACGCCGCTCGAGCTGCCCCGGAGAATTCGATTACGACCACGTCGCGCAGTGCGAGCTGTGCGCGAGTCGCATGCCATGAAGCGAACATACTGGCTCATCACCGGCATCCTGTTGATGCTCGTCCTCACGTACGCAGGGCAACACTGGCTCGGCGGGTCATTCGCCGCAATCGCATTCACCGGATGGGAAGCAACAAAAGGAGAGTCCCAATGAACCATCGCGAACTTGAAGCCGCACGCCAGCACATGGCGAATGTGGCTGCCGCGCAGCACAACAGCGACCCGGCGCTCATTTACGCGCTCGTGCTCGCGCTCGAAGCGGCCGACCTGTACCTCAACTCGTATGACACGAGCAAGCCTTCGCGCATCAAGGCAGAGACGCGCGCCGCGGTCGCCGAAGCGCTCGAGAAAGCCGCGCGCTCTGGCGCCGCGCGCCGCGCTACGTGGGTCGCGTGATGAACCAACACCTCGTGAACTACACGGTCCGCAACATCATCACCGGAGACGGTGAAGACGAGCGGATCCTCGAACTAGGCCCGGATGAGCTAGGCGGCTTCCCGGAGGAAGTCCGCGACCAAATCCAATGGCTGATCGACGACTCGCAACAGACCGGCTCGCACTGGGATGGCGCGCAAGAGACCATGCTCGACTTGCTCCTGCCGTACATCTCAGAGCGCGAGCTGTTCGATGCGTCGTACCCGGCGTGGGAACAGAACGTGCTCGAGGGCTCGTACGAGCCGCAGGCAACCTTCCCGCCGGCGCCCGGCAATGGCCACATCCGCCTGTGGCTCAGCGGCCGGCAGTGGTCAGCGCTACAGGCAGTGGTGGCGCACGCAGCGGACGAAGTCCACGCGTGTGCTGGCATGGCCACAAGCTGGGGCCCGTTTGGACTTGACGACGAGATGACGCTCGAAGAGGCAGACGAGTCACTCGCCGAAGTCGCCGAAGCGTTGCAGACCTTCGCGGACAATAACGCATGAGCGCTGACCGCATCCTCGACGAGTACCCACCGGAGCATGTCGCCGACGCTGTGCGGCGCGTGCTCAACGTGGCTGTGGCCGCGGCCATCGAAAACTGGGACGAGGGCTTCTGGGAAGACTTTTCCAGCACCACCACCACGCGCGAGATTTACCGCAACTTCATCGGCTTCGTAGCGTCGTGGCTCGAGACCGTCGAAGACGACGACGACCCCGACATGGCGCGGCCATTCATCCAGTAGGAGAGTCCCAATGAGCGAAGTTCAACCAACAATCGTCAACGTGCCGTACTACGTTGACTCGAAGGTGCTGAAGGCAGGTGCGGTGGTGTACGCGGTCGCCGACACGGAGCACACCACGCCGCTCGTCGTGCTCTACGTCGAACCAGCGGTCGTGTGCCGGAAGCCGGACGGTGATCAGATTTTCATCCTGGCTCACGAACTCGAGAGCGAGTCGTGAACCGCCACGAACTACGCGAGTGGCGCCGCGCGCGCTACCTGTCGCAGACAGCCCTTGGAGAGCTCCTCGGGGTAGTCAAGACGACGTGCAATCGCTGGGAAGTCGGCGAGACCAACATCCCGCCGTTTCTGTACCTCGCGCTCGAGCGGCTCGACCAGCTCTACACCTTCACGCCGGACTCGGCACAGCGGAGGGCAGCATGAGCAAATACGACAAGGCGTACTTCGACAAGCTCGAGCGGCGCCGCGAGGATCCCGATTACGACCCGCCGCCGGCCCCGGCGGCACCTGAGCCTCGCGGACCGATGTCGTGGTTTCAGGTAATCATCCTGCTGTTTGCCATCGTCGGCTTTTTGGCTGTGCTCAATTGGATCGTTCGCCTCGGCGGCGGCTAAACTCAAGACATCGTTCTGCACGATGCAAACACCCCCGGAGGTGACTCCCCGGGGGTGTTCTGCGTTTTGACCTCAGAGGACGTCAGCGGGATTGAAGCCGATCACCTGCCGCACGACCTGCTCGACCGAACCGCTGACGTGGACATTCTCGCGGTACTTGTCTGGCTTGGCCGCAGTCAGCAGCATCTTGAGCAGCACGTCCGAGTAGACACGTTCCGTGCCAACAAGTACGCCACGCTGGTAGATCGGCCGCTCAAAGCCTTCGTACGCGCGGCGGTAGGCTTCGGACTCGAGCTTGTCGGCAAACTCTTGCTTGACCTGCTGCTCGCGCGGCACAAACGTCTCGTCGTGCTCGCGCCACTTCAGCACAGTGCCGAAGGTGACGTGTCCCTGCTTGCAGCCGGTGGTCATCGTGCCGTCGGTGCCCAGTGCTTCGAGATACGCGGCCTGCTGGTCTGCCACAGAGCCCAGACTGCGCTTGCGTCCGTTTGGAAACCCAGTTGCGCGCTTGCCTGTCGGCATGGTGCGCTCAGTTTATCCTGAGCGCGCAGCGTGGCTACTCTCGAAGCACTCAAGGCGCGCGACAAAGCCGCGCGGCCTCCGTACCAGCCCTACGGCGCCGCGCTCAAGCTGATGACATGCCGCAATCGCGAAGTGCTGCTGAGCGGGCCCAGCGGCACCGGCAAGAGTATGGGCTGCTTGCAGAAGATCGACCTCGCCGCAAGCCAGACGCCGATCCGCGCCGCCATCGTGCGCAAGCTCAGAACAGCACTGACCCAAGCTGCCATGGTCACCTTCTCTGAGAAAGTGCTGCCGGCGCCGCCGAATGCCATCTGGTTTCACCACGAAGATCAGGAGTACCGCTACCCCAACGGCTCGAAGGTGGTCGTGGCCGGGCTGGACGATCCGCGCAAGGTGCTGAGCACGGACTTCGACTTGATCTACGTGCAGGAAGCCACCGAAGTCGAGGAGCAAGACTGGCAGATCCTGCTCACCCGCTTACGCAACAACGCGCTCAGCTACCAGCAGCTCCTCGCGGATTGCAACCCCAGCTATCCGAACCACTGGCTCAAGGTGCGCTGCGACAACGGGCTGACGACCATGCTCGAGTCATACCACGAGGACAACCCGGCGCTGTACGACCACGCCAAGCAAGTGTGGACCCCGTTTGGCCGCGAGTACCTGAAGACACTCGACAGCCTGACCGGCTACTTGCACAAGCGGCTGCGGCAGGGGCAGTGGGTGGCTGCCGAAGGCATGTTCTTCCCCGAGTGGGATCCTGAGCAGCACCTCGTCGAGCCGTTCGAGATCCCCGACGACTGGCC